AAAGCATTCAAAGTCTCATCTATGAGGGAAATCAAATGAGCAACGCACTCACTACATTAACCGGAACTCTTGCCAAACGCTTTGAGCTTGGCGACGGCGCCGGGTTGATTGAAACCCTGAAGGCGACCGCCTTCAAGGGCCAGGTATCAGATGCGCAGATGACCGCGCTGCTGATCGTCGCAAACCAGTACGGCCTGAATCCTTGGACAAAGGAAATCTACGCCTTCCCCGACAAGAACAACGGGATCGTCCCGGTTGTCGGCGTCGATGGCTGGGCGCGCATCATCAACGAACATCCGCAATTCGATGGCGAAGAATTCGAGTATGGCCCGGCATTTACCCACAAAGGCAAGACAGTTCACGAGTGGATTGAATGCGTAATTTATCGGAAGGACCGCAGCAAACCGACTCGCATCCGTGAATTCTTTGATGAAGTTAGTCGTGATAACGCAATCCCGTGGCAGAGCCACCCGAAGCGCATGCATCGGCACAAGTCGCTTATCCAGTGCGCCCGCCTGGCCTTCGGTTTCGGCGGCATCTATGACCAGGACGAGGCGGAGCGCATTGTTGAGCGCGACATGGGCAACGCTGAAGTCGTCACCGAGCGCAAGACCGAAGCGCTTCCGCCGTATCAGCAAGCCGAATTCTCCAAAAACCTTGATATTTGGCGCAAGGCAATCGCTGACGGCAAGGCCGACGCCGAGACGCTGATTTCAAGGTCTTCAACAAGATACATGCTGACCGCCGAACAGGTGGCAGCGATTCGCAACCTCGAGAAACCGGCGCATGTCGATAACGACGGCGTGATCGACGCCGATTTCGTCCGTGAAATGGAAGGAGAAGCAGCATGAACCGCATTACCCACGAATGCCTGCAAGGTAGCCAGGAATGGCTTGATCTTCGCGCGCACTACTTCACCGCGTCAGAGCTTGCCGCTGCTGCCGGCGAAAGCAAATACCAGAAGCGCGGCGACTTGCTGAAAGCCAAGGCAACCGGCATTGCTGAAGATATTGATGCCGCCAAGAAACGCCTGTTCGACGCCGGCCATGCCGCCGAGGCCGCAGCCCGCCCGATTGTCGAAGCAATGATCGGCAAGGAACTGTTCCCGGTCACGATGTCATGCGAAGTCGACGGTCTGCCGCTGCTCGCCAGCCTGGACGGCATCGACATGCTCGGCGACGACATTTGGGAAAACAAGCTGCTGAACGACTCGCTAAAGAGCGACGTACTGCAAGGCCGCCTAAGCCCGCACTACGCCTACCAGATCGAGCAGCAGCTACTCGTTTCCGGTGCTGGCCGGTGCTTCTTCACGACATCGGACGGCACGCCAGAAGGCACGTTCGGAATGTGGTACGAATCGGACCCCGGGCTTCGCCGAAATATCGTGTCGATCTGGAAGCAGTTTGCCGCAGACCTCGCCAACTACCAGCACACCGAAGCCGTGCCGGCCGCCGTCGCCGAAGCCATTGACGATCTGCCGGCGCTGACCGTGCAACTCGTCGGCCAAGTCACCGCATCGAACCTTGACTCGTTCAAGACCGCCGTAACCGCCCGCATTCAGGCGATCAATACTACGCTGGTAACGGATGCAGATTTCGCCACCGCCGACAAGATGGTGAAGTTCCTTGACGACGGCGAGAAGCGGCTTGATCTGGTCAAGGCGCAGGCGCTGGCACAAACGGAAAGCATTGACCAACTGTTCCGCACTATCGATAGCCTGAAGGCCGAGATGCGCAGCAAGCGGCTGACTCTGGACAAGTTGGTGAAGGCCGAGAAGGAGAATCGCAAGAACGAGATTGTCCGCGAGGCGCAGCTTGCATTCAACGAACACTACAACGCGCTGGCTGATCGCGTCGGAATTGCTTTCAGTTTGGCGCATGTCGGATTTTCTGATTCCATCAAAGGCCTGAAATCACTCGACAGCATGCGCGACAAGGTATCTGTCGCGCTGGCGAACGCCAAGATCGAAGCCAATGCCGTCGCCGACCGCATCGACGCCAATCGCAAGGCAATGGGCGACCATGCCAGCCTGTTCCATGACTTCACCAGCGTTTGCACCAAGGCAACTGACGATTTCGCCGCTCTGGTCGCCATGCGTGTTGCGCAGCAGAAGGAAGCCGACGATAAACGTCTGGCTGCCGAGCGCGAACGCATCCGCGCCGAAGAACAGGCAAAAGCACAGCGCGAATCCGCCGCCAAACAGCAAGAGCCGCCCGCCGCTTGTGTTCAACAAATGCCGAAATCCGAGACACAACCGGCGTCGACCGCAGCAAGTGAGACACAACCCGGCGCCACGCTGAAGCTCGGCGAAATCAACGCCATGCTGGCCCCGGTATCGGTCAATGCGGACGGCCTGGCATCGCTCGGAATTCTCCCAGTGGCTCATGAGAAAAACGCAAAACTATACGAGGCCAGCAAGTTCCCAACGATCTGCCGGCTAATTTCAGAGCATGTAATGGCTCAAGCATTTAAGGGTATCCGTAAAACGCGGTTGATTGGCCGTTTTTAACCTCGTGTGTTTATTTATCAACAAACCGTAAATTGTGGTTGATTTCCTTCTGTGTTCATGTATAGTGAAAGCGTATTCAATGGTTGATGGAGGGCATCATGAAAGTTCATAGCGAATGGTTCTGGTCGGAAAGCTCGGCGAATTCTGCCGGCAACCGACTTGCGAAAAAACACGGCTATTCCTTCACTGTCGGCTATGAGATGCGCGCTGACGGCTCCCATGACTGGCTTCTTGAGGTGTTTGCAAAATGAGAGTTTCCAAATACCAAATCCCAACGACAGTATGTTCATCCGCAGTCCGATGGCAAACATAACAACCGCTGATTGCGCTCTATGGCTGACTGTCAGATCATCGCGTTCCCGCAAATCGAGAACAACGACATGCCCGCGAACATCCTGAATCTTCCGGCCTATACCGTCACTGCCGTTGCTGAAAACGAGCATGACTATCACATCAATGCGGAGGTAAAAGCGCCTCCGGCTGAGTGTCCTTTGTGCCATTCTGCAAACCTTGTTGGTTTCGGCCGGCGTGAGCAATTGGTCAAAGACCTACCGATGCACGGCCGACGCGTTGGCATCTACGTCAGCACTCGGCGCATGCAGTGCCGAGGCTGCAACAAAACGTTCTCTGAATCGCTGCCCGAGGTCGATGAGCACCGGACGATGACTCGTCGTCTGATCGAATGGATCGGCAAGCAAGCTGTAAAACGAACCTTCGCCAGCATTGCCGAGGAAGTCGGCGTGGTGGAAGGAACGATTCGCCTGATCTTCAAGGACTACGTTTTTGATCTTGAAAAGACGATTCGATTCGAGACGCCGAAATGGATGGGAATCGATGAAATTCATCTCATCAAGCCGCGTGGCGTGATCGCCAACATCCAGAACAACACCATCGTTGAACTGCTGCCGAACCGGAACAAGGACACCGTGGTGCATTACCTGCACCATCTGGATGGCAAGGATCGCATCCAATACGTCGCTATGGACATGTGGGCACCGTATCGGGATGCCTGCATGGCGGTGATTCCTGACGCCAACATCGTCATCGACAAGTTCCATGTCGTGAAGATGGCCAACGAGGCGATTGAGAGGGTCAGGAAGGGGCTACGCGAGCGCCTGACGCTCAAACAGAAGCGCGGCCTCATGCACGACCGCTTCGTGCTCCTGAAGCGCGAGCGCGATCTGAATGACAAAGAGAGCCTGCTGCTGTCTGGATGGATCAAGAACTACGACGAACTTGGGCGGGCCTACCGGCTCAAGGAAGACTTCTTCATGATTTACGATGCCCAATCACCGGACGAAGCACAGGGCCGTTACCTACATTGGAAATCGCAGATCACCCCGGAAGTTGCGCCGGCTTTTCACGATCTGGTTCGAGCCTGGGACAACTGGACGCCGTGGATTCTCGGTTACTTCGACCATCCAGTGACCAATGCTTACACCGAAAGCCTGAATAACTTGATTCGGGTCATGAACCGACTTGGCAGAGGTTACAGCTTCGAGGCGCTACGTGCCAAGATTCTGTTTGCCGAGGGCGCCCACAAGCACAAGTACAGTCGGCCCAAGTTCGAGCGAAAAGAGCCGCCGAAGATCAAGCTGCCGAACACGCGCCATTTCGGAATGATGGTTGCGGAACCCGAAGCGCAATACGGTCTGATGACGGACTTCGATTTTTGCAAGCCAGCGAAGCCCTACAAAGAGTCATCAACACAGCCGGAGAAAAACTACGGTGCCTCTATATCAACACTCATCGAACTTTTGGAGGCCGGCGAGCTTTGAACCGGTTTCAACCACAGATTACGGATACCCGTTGTTTCTTGGTGACCTAGAGTAATCCGCCCCGGGCCGTCCGACCAATCTCACAAGAGAAAGGAGTGAAAAATGAAATTGAGAAACTTTATTGACGGATTGAAGACGCTGCAACCGTATTACAAGAATGGCGATGGCTACAATATTGGTGCTGAACACGATCAGTTCTACGCCTACAAGACGGATCGCCCGCTGACGCCTGAAGACGTGCAGAAGATGCGCTATCTCGGATGGTTTCAGCCGGAGAAGGACGAAGGCGAAGAATATGACCCGGAAGAAGGTTGGAGCGCATTCACTTGATTTCATCTAACTTAAACTATCGTACTTTTGTAGATAGCCGTTTTGACATGTCAGATGCAGTTAGGTTGAAATAAACGAGGGCTTGTTTTGGATTCTTCCAGCAGAACAACTTACAAAGGTCTAGCACTTGAATCTTCTGAGCAATCCGCGTGGCTGCCGTATGCCAATACTGAGAAATAGCGATGGTGCCGGAGATAGGAGTCGTACTTGCCAATTAATCAGTAACTTGCGAAGCGAATGCTTAAATTGTGCGCGGATTAGACGGATAAAACGGATATTTCCACCATCGCCAAGCCATCCAGTGACGCCGATAACTGCCACTGGTTGCGATCATTCCTAGGTGGCGCATTACGTGTCCGCTGTCACCCTGACGATGTTCGTGCCGTCGCTACGCACGATGGCATGCTTGCCGGTGGCGACGGTGATGCCGGTTCCCGATGGCCCGATGAAGCGCAGGTTTTGCCCGGTGCCGTTATAGACCGTCCATTGCCGCTTGCCGACCAACGGAACCACGATGTCACGGGTAGCAGTCAGGGTGCCGGTAAAGGTCAGCGTGCTATTTGCCGCTTCCGCCTGCGTCAGCGTCGTGTTGGCATCCGATAGCGCCTTCGTCAGCGTGTCATTCAAAACATAGCTGCACCGCATGTCGGTATAGCTGGTTACCGTCGTGCTGCCAATAACCACGGTATATAGGGGCAGGTATCCCGGCGTAAATGCGGTCGTGTTTTTCGATACCGAGCCGTCCGTCGGAGACGCCTCGACGTAATTTGTCGCGCTGGCCGTCAGTGTCAGAGTGCCATTGGCAATTGACGTAACGACCCCGGCGATGCGAACCTTGCCGCCGTAATATCCCCATGTCAGACCGCCCGTCGTCGCATCGTTTCGGCCATAGGTTGACGCCGGGCTGGCGGCGTCAAAAAGCGCATTGGCTTTTTGCGCTTGGCTGAATTGATTATTGACGATGGGCGAAAGGTGCGAACTAGAGTCAGCCATGTGAACTCCTTATGGATTCGTGAATGGGGAAACTGGCGGGGTAAACGTCGCGCCGCGATAACGCGCTGCCCGAGTACCACGGAATTCTTCCAGTAACCCGTTGAACGGCACGGCTGTCGAGTAATAGACGCCGACGTTGAAATAGACGTGCGCCGAATAGTCCGTGTTATCGGTGTAGGTCGTGGCTAACGGCACGCCGGAAACATAAAGCCGCACCGTGCCGCCGAAGCGCTCCATCGCCATGTGGGTATAAGCGCTGGTCGAATTGGCGCCCCCCCCAAGGGTGTATGACGAACTGTTGCCGTAAGTGTTCCACTGCGACCCGTTCCATGCAGCGGCGATACCGTTCGTATTCCCGGCGCCGCCAATGGCGCTATCGCGCAGCATGAAGCGGCCCCGGTTTCCGCCGTCGGCTGGCTTTTCCCACCATTCAAAGGTGAAATCATCAGTGCCAATCGGTCCAGCGGCGAAGATCATCGAGACATAACCGCCGCCCGAGGTGCCTACCGATAACGCCGCCGCCCCAAATTTCGGACTGGCGCTTGACTGGGTGGCATCCCCAATACAAGACCACGAATGCCCACTGACCTGATCGATGATCGTCGTCCCGCTGCCGTCAAAATGCAGCAGCACAAACACGTCTGCAAGGTAGGGATCATCGACCAGCAGGCGGTCGACACTTCCACGAAGCGGATAGCCTCGACCAACGATGGGAGATACCTTATATCCATCGACATAAACCACCTGTTGCTTTGTGCCGAAGTCAGCAACCTGTTGCGCGTTGGTATAGTTAAACGACGGCGAAGACGAATACAACGTTCGCTTGAGCGTAGCGAAGGACGAATCCCAAACGTCAAGCTCATAAGCGGCGGGCGATTCGCTGTCAGGGGTATCAAAACCAGAGAACGGCTCAGTCGGTGTCCGGCTTCTCGGGGTAAAGCCAATCGTCCAATCAAAGCTGGACGGGTCTCGGGCGCCGTTAAGATAAACGGGGGACAGCGGCTCCAAATTGACGCCGGTATAGGTGTGGCTGACGCTGGCCGCCGAGTCTATCGACGACCCCGACGTAACCGCGCGCCACGGCCTTGGCATATTGAGCGCAGCGACCGGCAGGCCGATAAACTGGACGATGTTAGAGTCAAGCATCACCAGCCGATCTCCAACCTGATGTGTGGTCATGACGTGTTCCGTGCCGAATCTGCCCCGCAGAAAGTCACTCAGGGTGTAGGTGCCGGATGATTCAACAACGGTTCTGAACCCAATAATTTCCCAACGGCCATCCGCCCCATAAGCCGCCATGTTCTGCCCGGCAAACAGTTGATCCTCGGTGATTGAATAGAGATCGGCGCCTACCCATTCGGGTTCCACAATCAACACGCTTGAGGCGTCGACAATGTCCGAGCGACCGGCGCCGATTGAGTTGGATGCCGTGAAAACCTCGGCGCGCGAGGAGAACCCGGATACCTGGCTGAATGACTGTTCGTTATCATCAGAGCGAAGAAGAACGCCACCCGGCCATGCGGTCGTGTATCCAAACATCGCCGCAGCAATGCCCGGCGCGTCCTGTGTCGAATCGATCCGTGGAATATCGAGGAGTACAACTTCCGACGAACCGCGCAATGGCACGATTGACTGACCGGGCACCAGCGCCGGCTGAGAAAGCGCCGAAGAAACATAGGCCGCGCTCGACGTGAGCTTGCCTTCGCATTCCTTTATCCCGTTCGGCAAATCGGTTGCCTTGGTGATGCGGATGCCGATTTCACGGCCCTTGTACTGAACCGCGACGACATCGGCGGCCTCTAACTTGCGGTAATCGTCAGCCGGCGGCAAAGTGAAAGGGCCGAAGGAACGGCGCTCTGCCCATTCCTTTTTGAGCAAAACATCAGCTGCTTGCAAAGCCTCGTCAGGGGTGAAGACGATGGGCAAATTGATCGTCCGCGATTGTTTGCTGTCGCCGGCCCGGTTGCTTGATGCCTGCTCGTCAATGTCGTAATCGCGGGTGGCGTTGTAAAACTGAATGGCAACCTTGCTGGCGATCTGCGACGGCATTTCAATCGAGTCAGGCAACAGCGCTGCCAACGATTCGCCGCTGGCATGCGCGCCAAGGTCGGTTTCTGGGATAGTGAGTACCGAAGCCGTGCCGCGATCCTTGAATTTGACCTTGTAGCCAGATTGAATCACGTCAAACGGGAATGCCGCCTGTAGAGGTTCCAGCGCCGAACGGGCTGATCCGAGCGTAGCGATCTTGTAACCGCGAACGTCGTGATTGGTCAGCTCAGTTAGATCAAGGTCGGATGAATCTATACCAGCCAGCGCACATTCGTCCTCGATGATTTCGTGCAGCTTGGCCGGTGTTGGAGACAAACTGCGACCAGTGACAATCCCCTGCATCTCATAAATCGAACTGCTGTCGAACAGCACGCAATAGGCATCGTCAAATACACGGGCATAGCGATAGATCGTTCCATTGGGCAAATGAAGGTTGCTTCCAAGGGAAACAGCAACCCCGCCATCCCAGCGCGATAGATCGGCATCGGCGGCAAGATAGAACGAATCATCCGAGATTGCGTGAATCGATACGAAGCCAAATCCGCTTACTGGCTGGGTATAGGTGGCGATCAACGAGAGGTCTTCGCGGTCGAACACGCTGATGCTGACGGCCAGCGTAGTCACGGCATAGTGCGCGACGAACAAGCGCGTTTCTGATAGTGCAATGGCGCTTGCTCGTACGGAAACCGAAGATTTTTCAGTGAGGTTTATTCCGTCAAACCGAATTATCTCCTTCGATGCGCCGGTGTCTGCCAGATACATCTGGCTACCGTCGCTGGCGCCGATGTTGTAATACCCGTAAGCGACCTGCGCTGTCGTAAAGGCTGCAGTTTCAAGAATCGCGCCGTTTTTTATGAACTTGAAGTAAGTCCAGTTGTTCAGGTAGTCGCTCTGCGACATTGCGACGGCGCATCCGCCATCGCGATTATCAAAAACCCTGATCAAGGCCGGCGCCGAAACGCCGTACGAGCTGGCGACGGTATGGTCGAATGACGTGGTTTTTCTTAAATACTCACCGAAAAGCGAGGCGTAATAATCCACACCATAAAACGTGCCGTAATAGTCCAGCCGGGCAACGGCATACTTGATTGAATTCCTGGACAGGTCGGCAGAAACAATCTTGCGGATGTCGCTCACGTCCGGCGTGGTGAAAACCACGTGATTGGTGAACGCCGGCGTTCCGCTGGAAACAAGTTCGACCGTTACCTGAGTCGCCATCAGCGCATTGCTGTAATGCTCGGTTAGGTCGAGGTCATAGAACGCAATCCACGCCCGGCCCGGATAGCCTGACACGTTCGCCGCGCCCTTGTCAGCCTGCATGCGCGGGTCAGGGTCTTGGTCATCTCTTCCGTCGTAGAATTTCCACGACAGGTTTTGATTATTGGACGCGATGATCGATTGCAGATCATCCGACCCGGCGTCATAGACCAGCCGGTTGGCAAGCCAAAGCCGGCGAATGCCGGCAATAGGCTCTTTGATATAGTGCGCCAGGCTGACGCCGAAGGTTGCCGAGTAGGAAAACGTGGTACTGGTCGCTTTCGATCCACCGCCCTTGCCGCCTGACTTCTGCTTGTTTTCGTGCTCCCGGTACTTATTACCTTCAAGCCAGAACACGTTTCCGGTGACGCTGATCGTGCCTTTGACGCGCGGGATGACGGCGCCGTAGGTGCTGGTTTGTACCGTCAGGTCTTCAAGGCGGGGGCCGACGGTGCTTTGGCCTTTGGGCTGGTCGATATAGCCGCCGATCATCCCGCCGATCTGGGCGCCGATGATGGGGTTGCCGAAGAACGTTCCGACGACACCACCAACGACGTAGCCCGCTGCCTGCCCGACGCTACTCATGATTGACTCCGGCGAAGCGATAGACGCGGACGATGCGACGGCGCCAGGTGTCGGTCATGGCGTGCTCGACGACCTTGCCCATCGTTTCGTAGGCGTGAATGATGTTTTCCCCGGTATAGAGCGCCAGATGCTGCGGTTCGCCGTCGAAGCGCATCAGCAGGACATCACCCGCCGCCATTTGTGAAACTGGCACACGGATCAGACTGGGTTGGCTGTCCAATGCGTTTTCAAGCCGCGATCCGCCCGGCTGGCGCGGGTATCCGGTCTGGTCGAGATAGGGGATGCCGTTGCGGGCAGCGATGTGGCAGATCACGCCGGCACAATCGACCTTCCCGGAGGGCGAGCGGCCCTGATGGCGAAACGGAAAGCCGAGCAGTTCGCGGGCGCTGGCGATCAGGTCATCGGACGTCATGTCTGGCCGCCGATCTTTTTATATTCCGAGGACTGCGGAATCCACGGATCGCCGCCGAAGCGGCGAATATTGTTGAATTTATCGCGACAGTCTTCAAGCCGCCCACGGCAGCCTGGAATCAGGCTGATCGTCGTACCGACCGTGACTGTGTGATACGGCGCATCCATCAGCGTCAGCGTGCCGTCGGCGGCGTGGTCATCGATGCGGATGCGCGCCAGCCCGGCGTTATCGCCCGAGGTGAAGGTCGCGTAGCCCCAGCCAAACCAGTCGGCAGGCTGCGTCAGTGCCGAGCAGCGAATTTGATTGGCAGCGGTCACATGGGTAACGGTTGCTGAAACGGTGAGCGGCCCGAGATCGACCTTGCAGCCGCCGTATTCCGTGCCGCCGAGTTCCTTCGGACAGCCGGTGGTGTGCGTCAAGCCGTTTTCCTGACCGAGCATATCGATCAGCGCCATGATTTCGATGCGGTATTTGTCATCGGCCATGCTGGTCTTGCCGAAGATGGCCTTCATGTCCGGCTGCTCGTCTTCGACCGGGTTCAGGAAATCGGTCGTGAAGTAATAGACCAGCGCGCCGTCAAAGACGCCCGAGGCGATCATGTCGCGGGTCACGCCGGCAAACCCGACGAAGCCTTCGAGATCGATCACCGATGCGGAAAACGATGCCTCAGCGGTGTAACCTGAATACTCAAACCCTGAGCCGGCCAGATAGACGGTGGCGTTGCTCATCGTCAGGTCGAACGGATAGCAGGCCAGACGGATCACCGTGCCGTTTTTGCAGACGATCCGGCCGCAGCGGACGGCGGTTTCCCAGGGCGCGACGTGGGCTTTCATGGATTAAGCAACTCAATCAACTCAATCCCGTCAATTAAACGATGATTGAAATGGTCTTGCCCAACTGGAAGCGCCGTGTTGAATCTGACCGGCGTATCAAATTCAAATCCGCATGTGACCGACTCTCCAGATTGCGGATTGGTATGAATCACCCCACCGCTTGTATAAGTAGAATAAGCCGTGGAGTCGATTGCTACGGTTATCGTCGTTGTACCAATTCCAGTAACCATTGCCCGCTGTCCGTTGATCTGCGTCATTCCTGCAACGCCAGAGATATGGACATGCGTTCCTGAAATTATCGTGTGTGAACCTATAGTCAGGACGGCGCTTGCTGCTTTGGTGATTGCAGTTACGGCGAACGTCTTATCAGCAGCAAAAGTGACAAGCCCCGTCGTCGTATCAACTGACCACATTGAAGAGTAGATTTCTGACGATTGAATTCCGACTTTTACGGTTCCTGATACCGGCTTTTTGATCTTGCGATGCGGGTATCCAGTCGCCCCGGCTGATTTATCCAGCCCGTAATACTTTCTAAGCTCATAAATGCCCGTTGAGATAAGGCCCATCGGCTGATCGAAAGCAGTAGGATTCTGGTTCGTTGCACAAGACTTGTAATCATCAATCGCACGGATTCTGAATCCGCAGAACTTCCCATGCGCGCGGTGATAGAGGTTAAGCAACTGCGCCCACATGCCCTGCTTTTCTAGCAAGTATGAAATGTCGAACTTACGAACTGGAAACGGGTGATATAGAGAGCGGTATTCGTTGCCCCCTGAATTAGTCACGACATTGACCGAATAATCATCCTGATACCCGGCGCCGGTCAGAATGTCGGCTGATATGCGTTCTTCAAGGAAATCAGCCATAGCGGCGCGCTCCATTCATTGCGCCTAGCGCGGTTCTCGCCCCGGCTGCTGCTGCCCGGCGAATCTCGGCAGGATCGCCATTGGACGAATTGATATTGATAACGACGCTTCCCATGCCTTGCTGTTGTTCTTTTGTCAGAACGCGCTCGCCTTTCTTGAGGATGGCCGGGACTTCGTCACCAACGATGCCGCCGGAGTGATAGCGAGGTGCGTTGTTGAACAGGGAAGCGGGAACGGTGCGAGTGAATGAATGATCGTTTGACCCGACCATGCCGCCACCGTGGAAACCGAATGCGCTAATCAAATCCGAGAAGATTCCGCTGATTCCACCTCCAGAAGAATCGCCAGATGCTCCAAGCACGCTACCTAGTAATCCGCCGATGTTTCCGGTCTTATCCACATCGCCAAGCATCAGTTTGAGCAACTGAGCCGATGCCGCTTGCGCAATCATCTTTTGCAGCGTTTTTCCGAACGATTCACCGATACTCGATATGCCGTCTTTGGTCGGATTGATGAAGAATTCCGCCATTGCATCCTGTGAATTCTTCGCGGCTTGTTTCAGGAATTCTCCAAGCTCGCCTGATTTTTCTTCTACGGATTTCGCCGCGTCCTGAATGTCGTATTGCTTTGCTTCTTTCGCGCTCAGAGCATCGCTGAGTTTTCCACGCAATTGCAGTTCTTCACGCAGGAAAGCGATCTGCGCCTGCATGTTCTGTTGCTCTGTCTCAGAAGCCCCTGCGAGCGCCGCTGCCGCGCTGGCCTGCTCAAGTGTAGCCACGGAATCGGCAAGGCGGGCTTGTTCAACCACGGAGATTTGCGCAGCCGTCAGGCCGTATTTCTCGGTATCGTCCTGAGCCTTTTGAATCTGCTCTATTAGCGACTGACGAGCATTCAGATTCTTCTGTTGCTGCGCCTCTACGTCTTTCAGGAACTTGGCATTGAGTTCTGCAGCGCGGGCTGATTCAAACTGAGCAATTGCCGTCTGCTTCCACGTTTCCGGCATCTTTTGCCAGTTCGCGGATGTCATCAAGTCATAGAGCTTCTTCTGGCTTGCCGTCAGGTCGAGTGTCGATGCATCGGCATCGCGGGCAATGTCTGCCAATCCCTGTAGTGTGTTGGCGTAGGCTTTGGCTTCGTCAGATGCCTGCTCGTCTTTGCCGCCCTTCTTTCCTGTTCCGTTGTTTCCAGACGACTTTGGCTTTTGCGTAGGAATACCGTCAGATAGCGCGATCAATCCTTTGCGGTCGCTGTCTGCTTGTGCGCGGTTTGCAATGGCGCGAAGCGCTCTATCCTGGTTGGCCGCTTCCTGCTTGGCGTCTTCCCGTCGCAGATTGCCAATGGTTGCAGCTTGAGAGAATTGCAATTGACTTATTGCAACGGCCTGCGCAGCCAATGCGCCTAGCTCTTTTCCAATTGCGACAATGCCGAACTTAACACGAGTTGCAACGATGGCGACAGCATCAAGCGCCGAAGAAATACCGCCTTGAATACTCGCAAATGCACCTGATTCCTTCGTTCCTTCGGCATATGCCGAGTTCATTGCGCGGATGATGCTTATCAAGTCTTCAATCGCACCCGTAGCCAGTTTTACGCTGTCATAGATGATCCCGCCGGTATTGTTCTGATTGATGGTGCGGAACAGTTCATCCCATGAGTCGCCAAGGTTGGAGATGGCGCCATCGAGCGTCTTAGCGCGCTCTTCCATCGCGCCGAAGAAGTTTTTATTACCAATGTTCGTCAGGTATTGGCTGATTGCTTCGGCGTTGTTCTGAATGGTCGTCGTGACGCCCTGAAAGGTCAGAGAAACTTGATCTCCGTTTTGCTTCGCCTTGATTCCAAACTCTTTCAGTCTCTCGAATTCACCTGTAGATGCATCGGCAACTGCTTCGATCATCTGATTGAGAGACTTGCCCATTGCGGAAGCGGTGTTTCCGTAACTGGTCAAGGATTCCTTGGACGCATCAAGCCCCAAGGATTTCATCTTGATGAATGCCTGCGTTACTTCGGCCAGCGAGAACGGAGTTTCAGCGGCAAATTCCTTGATCCATGCGAGTTCCTTTTCGGCATTCGCAGAGCTTCCGGTGATCGTAATCAGCGATGAATTGAGAACGTCGAATTCGCGCTGAACTGATACCAGTTTTCCGGCGAACGCTGCCACGGAGACACCGGCAAACAAACTACCGGCTAATTTAGCCAATGACGAAAAGCCAGCCGTTAGCGAACCTGCCAACTGGTTAAGATTGCTCGATTCCTTGTGGAACTTGTCGAGGCTTTGCGCGGCCTTGTTGATGCCGACCGCAGCGGCGTCAGCAGATTTAGCGATGGATTCAAACTGGGTAGTTTTACCACTAATGCCGGATAGTTGCGCGTTGGCTTTCTGCGCTTCGGTGGCGATCTTGGACAGGGAAACGGCAGCAGGATCAAGCGGCTTGAATGAAGACCCTGCGGATTGCGCTTTCTGCGCCATCGCTGCAATCTGAGCATTTGCCCGTGCAGCGGCATCGGATACGCCTGCTGTAGCTTTCTCAGCTTTGGCGCCGGATTGTGCAAGTTTGTCGAGTTCTTCCGCGCCCTTCTTGACGCCAGAGGTTTGTACCTCTAACGCCAGGGTGACTTTTTCTTCTGCCATCGGAAGCCTCAAAAGAAAAACCGCCCGTAGGCGATTATGTGTTGTGTATCGTGACTAGCGCTTCATCTTCCATCACGCGAATGCAGTGGAATATTTCTTCCCACTGCTTGCGCTTGATGCCGAGCAATTTCAGAATGTCCTGAATGACCGAGTAATCCAGTCCAATCGGGCCATTTATCCCAATTCGCCATTGGGTTAGCAGCGATTGAAAACACATCGCTGCCTGATAGTTCTCAGGGAATACTTCAACAAACTTGAAGTCGTCGCCATAGTCATCTAACGCAAATCCCGTCGCTTCAAGTTCAGCTTGCGATGGTCTTTTCTGATAGAAGAACCGGGCGACCTTCCTCAGTTTCCCAGGCGGGCGCCGGAAAGTTCCTCAACGTACTTGGCGAAAATCTTGGTTTCCACGCCCTGATAGTTTTCGATCAGCTTGCCAAGCGCATCAGTCGAGAATTCAGCATCAAGGCCAGACCAGCCACTGACGATTTCAGACAGAGCCTCAACGGCAGCTTTCTTGCTCTTTGACTTGGAAGTGCGGGCAATGTATTCGTCGTATTCCGGCTTCGTCTTGTAGTTGAAGATGAATTCGACGGTTTCACTACCGCCGCCGGGGACGTTGATAACCACATTCGCGGCAAAGGTAGGATTCGGAGTAAGTTTCAGCATGATTTGTCCTCGTTAGACACCTCGTTAAAATGACCTACGGCAACGCGAACGAGGACGCGCTTTCGGTTTCCCTAGCCGTGGTCAAAACGGCTTAGGACGCATATCTAACCGGGCGATTGTTTCCGTTGATTGAAACCTTGACCCGGTTGATCTGGCCTTCGGTGATTTGCAGAGTTTCGTTCAAGGCCACGGTGCAGGGGATCAGATTGATCGAACCGGCGCGGGTGGTGATCTTCAAAACGGTATCGGTTTGAACGTCGGTCAGGGTTTGCAGAGCGGCATAACCGGCAGTGCTGATGGAATCAGCATCCAGTTCCATGCCGTAGGTAACAGCTGAGAAGCCGTCATTGATCGAATACTCAACATCAGACTCGATATATTTGTACGTTACCTGCTTGGCATCGCCGCCCGAGCTAGACGGGTTCATGACCTGCGTGATCTGGGTGAAGGCTGAAACCTTCGACACGGTGCCAACACCAGTACCAGCCGGGTAAAAGTTGGTGTTGGTCGTGTTACAACCTTCCAGAACAAAGGTATCCGTGGCAACAGACTTGATACGGAATGCCCGCTTGTTCAAGCGGCCCCAGCCGGAGGTCATGATGACGAAATCGCCATTCGAATAACCGTGCGTGGTGGAGGTGACTACCGCTTCCGTCGCGTTGGTAACGACGGTCGTTACCTTGGGAGCGGCGATGGTAGAGGCGATGTTATAGGTTGAGCCAGTTGGCAACTGAGCCATGATGTTTCCTTTCAGTGGGCGAAAAAAAACCGCCTTTCAGCGGTCGGATGCGCCCAAGATGGGCATTAAAAAACCCGCCGAAGCGGGTAGTGTTCTTAGGTCGTCTTATCGACCCGGTATCGGATGCTAACGGGCAGCACATGCCACCCTTCGTCATTCATCGATGGCCCCATTGAAGGCGTGCGGTCAATGAAGATCGCTAATCCTGACTTAGCGATTGCCGTATTCTGAGCAAACAGCGCAATCAATGATTCGGCGATCGTTTCCGCCGCTCCGGTTCCTGTTCCATCGGGCGAGTAGATAGATAGCTGGAATATCCCGGCATACAGCTTGTAATCGCCCGTAATCGCCCCGTCGAATGTCTCAGCTGGAAGCAGATAGGCGCGGATATAACGAGTTCCTGACACCGGCGTATAGCTGACGTTTTGCCATGCGACAGGAATAACCGGAGACTGAGCATCAGCCCATGTTTTAAGCCGTGATTCCAATGCGGCGCGGATTGTCTTTTGACTCATTAGGCACCGTATTGGTTAGTGATTTCAACGAGAGACAGCCTTACCATGCCGGCAGGGGCTTGACCTGACCAGCCATTCTCAAGTCGGACGCTGTAAGGCAAAGAGTTTGACAGGTAGATTTTCCCGCCTAGCTCTGCCGAGACAATCTCCTTCGTTACCTTGCCGAGCGCGCTTTCGGTTGATTCCGTGGTCGCAGTGTCGGGCGATCCGTAGCCAACATTCCAGTTGGCGCGAAACCTTCCTGTATCGACCGGAGACTTAATAATCACACGACTGAACAGATCAAGCATTACCTTGCGAACCATAATCTCGGTATGGCCTTTGGCCTTCTCGCAAGCCTTTGCTAGATCGAGCGCGAAAGTCATTTGCGCAGATTGCAGTCGTAAAGCACGGCAACGCCAGCCGGCGCAATCGACTTGACCTTTGTGATGCGCCAAGTCACACCGCCGACGATTGCCAGATCATCAATGCCAGGCTCGGACATACCTACCGGAGACAGAAGCAACTGCTTGTCTCCAAGCACAATCAGCGTGCCGTCAATGGCGTTTGTGCCGTAGTCAAAGACGCATCCATTGCCCACGGTATCAATGGTAGTGATAGCCGTCGTTCCTGTGTCAGGGTCGTAGCTTCCCGGCGTATTCGTGCGGATGGTGATCGATTGGCCGAACTCATCTAACAAGTCGTCAGCAGTAAGCGCCAGATCGCCGTAGAAGCTCATTGCTTACCACCTTCACTTACCACCTTACTTACCACCTCAACGCGACCGCGCAACGTTCTCCACAGCACACGCTTATGCCACTTGTCGATACGAATTGGATTGCTGAGTACGCGCACAATTCCGCGCTTTTCATCGGCATAAATCACGCGGTCAATTTTGTTTCCATTCAGCAATACGTCACGATTTGTTCCGCGCCCGTCGTAAGGCGTATGAACGTATTGATTAGGTTTCACGCCCGCACCAACTGAACCGAACCAGACCCGCATTTAATCAAATCACGCAGCAGCGAGTCAATCAGCGAGTAGGTTTTCTGCCCACCATTCATCGGAGCCGACATTGATTTCTTGATCGGCCCGACTTGCACATCAGTCACATATTGCGAATCAGGATCAACGATCAGCGGACTGGAAATAGCTTTGATTGCCAATTCCATGCAGGCTGTTTTCAGCATCGGTGGAATGGCATCGGATGCCAGCGTAAAGCGGTCAAACATGACGCCAGAGCGAGGCCACATGAGCGCCTGATGCTCGGCAACACGGTTGCCTTTGAAACGGTAGGTAGCGTCGAGATATTGAGTGGCGTTCCTGAGCGCACTTTCCTTTACGCTATCCGCGCCACTCCATGCAGTTAATCCTCTGGCAGTCGCGTAGGCAGTGGCATCGGAAACGCTGGCGTAGCTTTCGGAATCAGCCGCAGCGGTTCCAGTCTCGACGATCAATGCCATTACTCAGCCT